CAAAGAAGAATTAAAAAACTTTTGGATAGAGTAGAAAAAACCGAACAAAGAGAAACAGAAGCATTGAGATTTGCTGAAACAGCTAAAAAGAAAGCTGAAGATCTAGAGAACAAAATGAAGTCTCTTGACGAGAACTATATCTCAGAGTACGAAAGTAGAGTTGCATCTCAAATAGAGCAGACTAAAAAAGCACTAACAGACGCAAGATTTGCTAATGATGTAAATGCTGAAGTAGATGCTCAAAGAGCTTTAACAAGACTCTCTATAGAAGAGGAAAGAGCTTTAGCTTCTAAACAACAAAGAGAAGCATTAGAAAAGCAACAAGAAGGTTTGATGACTGAAACGTCTCAACAACAAACTGTTCAAAGACAACCTGATCCTAGAGCAGAAGAATGGGCCGAAGAAAATAAATGGTTTGGAAAAGATGAAGCCATGACTTTTACTGCTTTAGCTCATCACAAAAAGCTTTTGAAAGAAGGCTTAAACCCTAAAAGTGATGAATATTATGAAGAAATAAACGTCTATATGAAAGATCAATTTCCTCATAAATTTAATCAAGAGACAAAAGAAGTTAGAGAAAAAGCCCCGCAAGTGGTGGCTTCAGCTTCTCGTTCACAAAAAACAAGCGGTTCTAGAAAAGTAAAATTAACTCCTAGTCAAGTAGCAATTGCAAAAAAATTAGGTGTACCACTTGAAGAATACGCAAAATATGTATAGATTGGAGAACATATGGTAGATAAAACGCAAAGATCTAATGAGACAAGAGAAAAGACAGCTCGTAAAAGAAGTTGGACTAGACCTTCTTCATTAGACGCACCCCCAGCTCCAGATGGTTACAAACATCGATGGATTAGGGACTCAGTCAGAGGATTTGATGATTATAAAAACATCTCAGGAAAAATACGAGAAGGTTGGGAATTAGTCCGAGCCGATGAGTATCCTGATTGGGAACTTCCAACTATCGAAGATGGTAAACACGCTGGTGTGATAGGGGTAGGTGGGTTACTGTTAGCTCGAATGCCAATAGAGTTGATTGAACAACGTAACGCTTATTATAAAGGTTTATCCGATAGCCAAAAAGAGGCTATGGACAGCGACCTATTGAAAATCGAGGATCCTCGGATGCCGATCAGTAAACCCCAAAGGCGAACCAACATAACTTTTGGTAAAGGAAACAAGTCGTAAGTCGGCCTTCTTGTGGACAACCAATACTAACAACACGTATTACAAAGGAGTAATAACATGTCAAACACAGACGCACCTTTCGGGTTTAGACCCGTTCAAAAAGTAGGTGGTGGAGTATCGAATCAGGGGCAAACTCAATATACAATTGCCTCCGCTGAAGCTTCCGCTATCTTTCAAGGCGATCCTGTCTTAATGGTTGCAAACGGCAACATCGACATTGCCTCTTCCGCTGGTGATACTATTCTTGGTATTTTTAATGGTTGTTTCTATACAGATCCGACCTCACAAAAACCAACTTTTAGTAATCACTATCCAGGTGGAATTGCAGCAAGCGATATCGTTGCAAACATTATAGACGATCCCAACCAGTTGTTTCTAGTACAAGCAAGTGGAACAATAACTGCTGCAAATGTCGGTGAAAATGCTGAAACAGACTACACCGCAGGCAGCACCAAATCAGGTATATCAAGAGCTGAAGTAGACAGTTTTTCATCAGATGCCGCTAAGACATGGATTATCGTAGGTCTCTCAAAAGATCCTGATAACAATGATCCAGCGTCCGCTAACGCTAATCTGATTGTAAAACCAAACCTTCACTATTACACTGGTGGAAAGGCAGGGGTATAAACTATGGCTATATCTAGAAGTCAACTCGTTAGCGAGTTAGAACCAGGTTTAAACGCACTGTTTGGACTAGAGTACGCAAGGTACGAGCAAGAGCATAAGGAAATCTTCGATCAAGAGTCATCTGACAGAGCGTTCGAAGAAGAAGTCATGCTATCAGGTTTTGGATCCGCTCCAGTAAAAACCGAAGGCGCAGGTATCTCATATGATACAGCAGCTGAAGCTTATACTTCTCGTTACACACACGAAACAATTGCATTAGGCTTTGCAATAACAGAGGAAGCAATCGAAGATAATCTTTATGATCAGCTTTCTTCTCGTTATACAAGAGCTCTTGCAAGATCAATGGCAAACACAAAGCAAGTAAAAGCTGCTGATGTTTTAAACACAGCTTTCGCTGCTGGTGGTGCCGCTGGTACTAATCCAGGTGGTGACGGTGTTTCACTTATAAACACAGCTCACCCACTTGCAGTTGGTGGTACTTTCACAAATAGATTAGCAACTGATGCTGATCTTAATGAAACATCACTTGAGCAATCATTAATTGATATTGCTGCATTTGTGGACGAGCGTGCGTTAAAGATAGCTACTCAAGGTAGAAAATTGATAATTCCAAAAGAATTACAGTTTACTGCTGACAGATTAATGGCATCTGCTAATAGACCTGGAACTGCTGACAATGACATTAATGCACTTAAAAACATGGGAATGATTCCTGAAGGTTATGTGGTAAATCACTTCTTAACCGACATTAACGCATTCTTCATTAAAACTGATGCACCTAATGGTCTTAAGCATTTTGTTAGATCACCTATGTCTACAAACATGGAAGGTGATTTTGACACTGGTAACGCAAGGTACAAAGCTAGAGAGAGATATTCATTTGGTTTCTCAGACCCTAGAGGTATTTTTGGTACTTCAGGTTCATAATAAACATTAACAAATAAGATAATCTTAGAGGGGCCTTTACTGGCCCCTTTTTTTATTCTAGAATACAATTTCATTAACAACATGACCTCTTCGGAGGACTTACAAAGGAGTAAGACATGGCAAATAGAACAACATTCACTGGGATCGTAAGATCTAACGGTGGAGACAATAAAAGACAGACTTACGCTGGTTCCATGGTAATGGCGGCTCAATTTTATTTTGTGCCAACAGCAGCAGCAGGAACTGACGTTCAGGTATCAGCAACAGACACAAGAAAAGTAGTTCTTCCAAATAACTGCGTAGTTACAGGTATAGCATTAAATCCCGACGCAACAGGTGGAACAAATCCTACTATCGATATGGGATTCACTGATTTAGATGGTGGTACCAACTTTTTAGACATTGACGGATTACTTAATGAGGCCGATGCAGATGCAGCAGGCGTTTCAACTATTTGGGGCGGTGACACTGGTGCTGGTGTAGTTCTCGGTGATTTAAATACACCTTCAACTGAAAAAATTAAAATCGTTGGTGGTCAAGGTGCTTCTGCTGCAACAGGCGGTACTATTACAGGTATTCTTTATTATTATGTAGTGGACCAAGGTCAACCAGGTGAAGGCTTACCTAAATTAACATAAGGAGTAAGTTATGATTAACTATAGATCGGCTAAAGTAACTGCTACAGGAAACGTAGGAACAGGTCCCGCAAGACTGATAGCTATTCACGCTATCTGTGGTGCAAGTGCTGGTAGTATCGTTTTAAAAGATGGTAGTGGAGGAACAACTAGATTAGATTTAGATACTCCCGCATCAGCAACGGCAGTTCTTGAAACTTATATTGGTGACACAGGCATGAGATTTGAAGATAGAATACATGCTACATTAACTAATGTAACTTCATTNACCTGTATATTTGCATAATGGCAGACAAACAGCCNCCAAAGACTAAAAAATATTTTCGCCCCACTAAAAGTGGGGCGGGAATGACTTCGGCTGGAGTCAAAAGATATAGAAGTGAAAATCCAGGATCAAAATTAAAGACAGCTGTCACAGGTAAAGTTAAACCTGGATCTAAATCTGCCAAAAGACGTAAATCTTATTGTGCTAGAAGCGCTGGGCAAATGAAAAAATTTCCCAAAGCAGCAGCTGACCCAAAGTCTAGGCTTAGACAAGCTAGAAAAAGATGGAAGTGTTAAAAAATGAATTTTAAATATATAGCAGGTATTCCAGTTATTATCTCAATTTTAGTAGCAATTTATTCAGGTATCAATTACGCATCAAAACTTACTAATATCATTGATGACAATGAACAACAAATTATGATGTTAAAAAAAGATGTTGGTGATAATAGTAAAAACTACACAGAAGCTAGAGAAGAGTTGTTTCGAGAGATAACACAAATGACAACATGGA